TGCCGCCACGCGGGCTGCTGATACGGGCTCGCGCGCCGGCACGGCCGACAGCGAGACTCGGTGGTAATGCGTCCGCAGCTAAGGCAGGGTTTCAGAGCCATCCGAGCAATCTGACGGGTTCCGGCTGGTTCTCGGCGCGGTCGACGGCCATGCACAGTGCAATGATCGCGTCCACGTGGATTTCCTTGCGCGGCTTGTCCAGGCGCCACCCTCTCCGCGAATGCCGCGCGATCGCGTCGGCGGCGTGCCTCGCTAGCACCGGGTCGTCGGGCAGCGTGATCCTGCGCTCCACGACCGCGGCGTGCAGCGGCGAGCTCGCGGGAATCATCCGCTGGTCGGTCTGCTGGAACTGCACGCAAAGCAGCCCCTCGCGTTCGAGTTCCTGCGCTGCCTGCCCGAAACCGCCACGGATCGAACGCCAGCTCGCGCACATCGAACTGCTCGGCGAGCGCGCGGACGTGGTCGACGCATTCCAGGACGCCGCTCTCGCCGGTGTAGATGCCGCAGCCGACGTGGAGGCCCTGGTTGACCCATACGACCGCGCTCGCGGATCTTTCGCCGCCGACGTCAACGCCGATCCAGATCGGCTCGCCGTCTCGGAACTCCGGGGCACCCACGCACTGCTGCCACGCCCCCGGCGGCAGCCAGTGGCCCTCCCGGGCCGTCCATTGATTGCAGTGGTATCTGCGGTACGCGAGATCGGGGACGGCGTGGCGCTGCTCGGCGAGGCCCGCCTCCGTCACCCACGACGCGGGGTTCGCCTCCTTGACGATCTTCGGGTCGTCGATGTCGGCGTCGTCGGAGACGCTCCATTCGAACATGCGGATCGCGGGGCCGTGCGCGTCGGTGAACGCGCCCTCCCGGACCACGTGGGGCTGCGAGAGCGCCCGCGCCCGCAGCCGGCCGAGCGGTGTGTCGGCGCCCATCCCCGCGGTGCTGATGACGATCAGCTTCGCCCCGGGACGCTTGAGCATCGCGGTCCGGAGCGCGAGGTACACCGCGTCGTCGGGATGCGCATGCAGTTCGTCGACGGTCGCCAGTGACGGCGTCAACCCCTGCAGGTGGTCGCCGTCCGCGGGCACGACACGTAGGTGCCGGCTAACGACCTTCGGCTCGTCGGGGTCCTCGACCCAGCGCAGCTCCAGGTGACGGAAGATCAGGTGCGGATCGTCGAGTCTGCGCGCGTACCTTGCGGCGGCCTCGAACAGCACCCTGGCTTGGTCGCGGCTCGCGGCGGCGCAGTAGACGGCCGCGTCGGGCACGAGCAGCAGGTGATGCAACGCGAGCGCGGCAACCAAGCTCGTTTTGCCTTGGCCGCGGGGGCAGAGCGTGACGAACTCGCGCTCCGGGCCGGCGGCGGCCTCCGCGATCCGCTGCTGAAACGGCTCGACGGGCAGCCCGATCTGGTCGCAGAACGCGATGAAGTCACCGGGAACGGTCACGCGACGCGCACCGCCGTTTCCGCTCGCTTGGCGGGCGCTACGCCGTGGTGCCTGCGCGCCTCGGGCGTCAATAGCAACACCTTGGCGAGCGCGAACACGGCCGCCTCGGCCTTCTCCGCCTGTTTCACCGCGACCTGCTGCTCGGTCGGGTTGCTGTGCCGCAACTTGTCGGCGGCCTCGCGGGCGTGACGCGCAGCCACCAGGTTCCGGACGTACATCTCAAGTAATGGCCGGTCGGTGCGCTCCCACGTCCCCTGCGCCCGAAGTTGGCGTTGCGCGGCGCTCCATAGGTCCCGCGCATCCTCAGCGAAGTCTTTAGGTGGCGGTAGCTGTCTCATAGAACTCTTTGCATCCTCCTTTCGGTAAGTATAGAGCGCCGTGTATAGTTCATGGCAGTAAGCACCGGCCACTTGGGTCGGGGTGTCCACATAGGCACGCGCAATTCAGCGCGTGCTCACCACCCCCACTGAGAAGTTCCCATATGGCCGAACCAACCCGAAAACGAGAATGAAGTAGCTGTCCGGCTGACACCCTCAGGCGGCTGGGCCGACCTCGCCGGCGCGCAGGACCGCGCGCTCACCGCGCCCGACGTCCAGCCGATGTGGTCGTACACCGGCACCAGCGCGCCGCTCGATGTGAACACGGGGAATGCGCTTAGGGTGAGCGACGCGTATGCGTGTATCCGCCTGTTGGCCGACAGCGTCAGCTCTCTCGCTCTCAAGGCTTACCGCCGGCTCCCGGAGGGACGTGTCCCCGCCGGCGACAACGCGCGCATCACACAGCTACTGCAGCGGCCCTCACCCGGTTCCACCATGGTGGACTTGCTCTCGCAGATGATGGTTCACGCCAACCTTTACGGCGAGAGCTTCGTCGGCCTTTATCGCGCCGACGGCGAGATCGTCCAATTGGGACTCATCCACCCGGAGTCGGTGCAGGTGGAACTCAAGGGACGACGGGTGGTGTACACGCTCAGCACCGACAAGGGCCTGGTGGACGTCGGCGTCGACGACGTGCTCCACGTAAAGGGCATGAGCGTCGACGGGCTTCGTGGCCTGTCCCCAGTCACCCAAGCCCGCGTCGCGCTCGGTCTCTCCTCAAGCCTCCAACAGTCGGCGAAGGTCTTCACCGAAAAAGGATCGCGTCCTTCCGGCGTCCTGTCCCTAGGACAGGCCAACCCCGGGCAGGTCGGGGAGGCCTCGGAAGTCTGGAAACTCGGCCACGCCGGCGTCGACAACATGCACCGCGTCGCGGTCGTCGCCGGGGATGTGAAGTTCGAGCCGATCAGCTTCTCGGCCGACGACAGCCAGTTCCTCCAGCAGCGCGAGCTATCCGCCCGAGAAGTTGCACGCATATTCAGGGTGCCGGCGTGGGCGATCGACGCCCCAACCGGTGACAGCCTCACGTATTCGAATACGACCGAGCAGGCGCGCGCCCTGGTCACTCACAGCCTGCGTCCGTGGCTGGTGCGGATCGAACGCGCCATCTCGAATTGCGCTGCGCTATGCCCCGGCGCGACGTTCGTCGAGTTCGAACTAGACGGGCTGCTCAGGGCTGACGCGAAGACCCGCGCGCAGACGTACACCGCCGCGCTTGACCCGGAAACCGGATGGATGCGCCGCGACGAGATCCGGCGCCTGGAGAACCTAGAGCCCGAATGAGACCGAAGCCCGGAGCCGTCGAGGACCGCAGCGCACCGGAGGCCGGCGCTCCGATTGTGGACGGACGCAAGCTGCGCGGACTGATCCCGTATGGCGTCGAGAGCCGCGAGATGCCCGGCGGCTGGCGCGAGGTGATCGACCCGGGCGCGCTCGCGAACGCCGACCTGTCCGACCTGATCGCCACGCGCGAGCATGACCGCGCCCGGCTGCTCGGCAGGCACCCGACGACGCTCACGACCGAGGACCGCGACGACGGGTTCGCGTGGGCCGTCGAGCTGCCTCAGTCCCCCGTAGGCGAGGACGTGAGAGTCGCGATCGAACGCGGCGACCTCCGCGCCAGCTCGTGGCGTCAGGTCGTCGCACGCGACTACTGGAACGGCGACGTCCGGCACGTAGCCGAGATCAGCCACTTGCTTGACGTGACCGTCACCGCGGCGCCCGCCTATGCGGCGGCAGCCGCCGAGCTGAGAAGTCAACCCAACAACCCGGGCATCGCCCAGGAGGACACCATGGGCACCGAGCCCGAGAAGACCACTGAGACGGCCGCGGCCGTCGAGACCGCCACCGAGGAGCGCTCCGCGCCCCCCACGGGCGGTCTCCAGGGGGAAGATCGCGTGACCGTCACCGGCGAGCCGCGCCGCGGGCTGGCGGACGAGTTCCGTCACGCCGGCTTCCCCGGCGAGACCGCCACCATCCCATGGCAGGCGTTCGAAGACAGAGCGGTCACGTGGACGCCGTCGATGGATCTGCTCAACCAGCCGCAGCGGCAGGCCGGCGCGTTCCCGTTCGACCAAAGGTACGCGTGGCCGGCGCTCGCCAGGGTTGCGGTTGACGCGGCTGCCACCAGCGTGCTGGTGCTCAGCCAGACCGCCAGGTCGTTGGCATCGGCCGCGAATGTGGTTAGGGCGGTCGACAGCGTCGTCGCGAAACCGGAAACCGGCAGCACGATCAACCTCATCACCGTGCCGCTCAAGCAGGTCGCGACTATTCAGAGCGCGATCCCGAACATTGTGCTCGAACAGCCCGCGATCAATACCGTGATCGAGCAGGACCTCAGATTGGCGATCAATGAGGGCTTGGACAAGGTGCTGTTGGACACGGTCACCGCGTCCGGATTCCAGACGCTGGGCGCCAACCTGATCCTTACCGTCCGATCGGCGATGACAACCCTGTTCGCCGGCGGCTACAACCCCGACACGTTGATCCTGACGCCGGCGGACGCCGCGGCCCTCGACGTGCTCGTGTCAGGCATCGCGTCCGGCACCGCCGACTTTGTGTTCAATCCGGGCCAGTTCTCGCCGAACATCTGGAACCTCACCAAGCGGGTTTCCAAGACGGTCCCGGCGAGCGTCGTCATGGACGCCAGCGCGTACGGAAAGATGTACATGTCGCCGGTGAGCCTCGCCCGGTTCGAGAACGCTTCGGGAACCACGAACACCAGCAACGTTCGCCTTGAGCTCAACGCGGCGTGCGGCGCTGAGCGCCAGGCAGCCGCGATCAGGCTCGCCGCGGCGTAGGTCATGCCGAGAAAGAACGAGAACACCGCGGCCAAGAAGAACGTCCGCAAGGTCAGCGGCAAGGACAAGCCGCAACCGAAGGCGAAGCGGAGCCGCCAGCCGGGCGGCAAGGTCCCAAAGCGGCCGGCTGACGAAACGCCGTCCGACGACGACGTGATCGTGTCGCTCAGCCGGCTACGTGCGAACCCGCGACGCGGCGGCCGTGGCCGCTAAAAGAATCGTCCCCTAGCCCTGCCTCTTCTACTGGGGTGATGGCTGGGCCTCGGACACGGGCGGGTTTTTTCCTCGTTTGCCCCCGCGCGTGTCGGCGCAAGGCCCGGCCGGGGGCGGTCGGCGCCGCTGAAAGGTGTGCCCGCGGTCGTAAATGAACGGTGGCGTACAGACGCCGCTAGGTTCGCTAGAGTTCACCACATCGGTCAACCTCCGACCGTCACCCGGCGGCCTCATCACCCGCCTTCCCATGTTCAACGGCCCGCCCTCACCGGCGGGCCGTTGTACGTTCCGACCGACGCGCAGTTACACTCACAGGTGAAGCCGACACACCGATGAGTCGGAAAGGTTCCATCTAGGAGGTTGTACCGATGAAGTTCCCGTCCACCGCCGACCCGCGACTCGCGGCCGTCACCGGTGATGACGGCGCCATCGCTCGCGCCGCTGTCGAGGCGCTGTTCAATCGCCATCCACGCACGCTGACCATCCCCGAACTGGAGGCGATGCAGGTCGTCTTCAACGAGTTCGACTACCCCGGCTCTCCGCTT